TGAAATACAGGTTGGTTTTGTACTGTCCACCCATCGGTGCGTTCTGCAATTCAACTCTCAGTTCACCGAGTTCAGACAACTCCTGAATATCTCTTTTTACAGACCGTTCACTTGCATTTACCATTCTTGCTAACGTGCTAATTGACGGCCATGCACCTTGATCTCCAAAGTGATCCGCAATAGCTAGCAACGTTAGTCTTGCTCTGCCGGAAGCTTTTGAGTGCTTCCAAACCGAGTTCATTGCTTCAATTGACATCTATTTCGTGCTTCTTCCCAAAATCGTCTAGGAGCCATTCTGAGCCGTCAAAACGCTTCAGCGGTACATACAGTCCAGACTGGTGCCTACGGACCTTCAGACCACGTTCTACGGCTTCTCTGACTACATCTAGGTTTGCTTCCATCAAAAAGTTGTACTCAACACACATCAGAATCAAGTTTGAGTAGCGATCTAGTAATTTAGAGCCACCCATACCTCGATTAGTCCTGTGGTGAATAGTAAGATCATCGTCTTTACCGCAGTGCCAACAGACACCTTCATCACGTTCAAATATCTTTTTACGTTTAGCCGGGGTTACTGTCATAGTCTTGCTTCGACTTCTACCTGTCGCGCAATAACCGAAGTTGCCATTTGCGCTTGCTCAATAATCTTTAGCTTGGCCTTGATGCGGTTTAGCTCTGCTCGGCGTAGGTCTCTCTGTAACCGAGCATCGGCCGCTTCTAGCTTTGCCATTGCTTGTCTGTCGGCAACGGTGCCTTCGTACTTTATAAAGGCTTTTTGCTCAACAGTGTCTAGGTTGTTCTCGGCATTAGCCAAGGCTGTCTCAGCCTCGTAAAGAGCTTCAATACCCTTCTGGCTCTCCCGGATCAACCGTTGCATCTCGTGTATCACTTCCGATGGCTGCACTTAGTTGCTCCAGCCGCTCAAGTAGTGATATGTAAAGGATTCTTTGCTTTTCTCGGTCACGATTTTTCACCGCTTCCACGTACGCTTCCCTCAGCTCCGCTACGCTCGCCATCAGTATCTGATACCGCATCTGCTAACTCCTTTATTAGTTCTAGAGTCTTTTGCGGAGCCTTAGCCTCCTTGGCTTCTAACCATAGGTTTCGCAAATCATCTACCTTTGTCATCATACTCGCTTCTGCAATCCAGCCACGACCTTTAGAGGTCATACGCTCTACCTTTTCCATCTCTTCACGGCTTGCTCTTTTGTTGCCGCTCATAGACATATTGGCCAAAGCTCGACCGATGGCTGAGGTTTCGCAGTTCTCTAGAGCTGAGGTCTTGTTAGCCATACCCCCCTGCCCTTCAACTTCAAATGCGTAGCCAGTAGCTTTAGGTAGGTTCTCTGCTTGATCGCCAGCAGTGAGATACACGTAGGCCTTTACTACCCAAGTAGAGGTGGCCCTGTCTTCTGGCGTAGTCACGTTCTCAGTGACAATGCGCCCATCGCTGTATTCCGAGTGAAACCTCCGGAGGCGCTCCTCCACGGTTTCATAGTCTTGTAGGTTGAATTGAGGCATTACTTATCCTTTCGTATTGTCAAATATGGCTTGCCCTCGCCACGTTGTTGCCTTACGGCTATGACGTTTCCATCATATAGACCGTATTTGTTTTCTTGCATCATTTCAAGAACTTCTGACTTGATTGCCCTAGCGACCTTCTCAGCGCCATCGGCTGCCTCTACGGCATTGATCAAGGCATCGCCAATCGGACCGAGTTCAACCGAACTGTCCTCTATGGTGTCGTAAAGACTTCTAGCGGTCTCGTAGGTGGACTGAGAACCATCCCAGTCAGGTGCAACACCTTCACCCATGCAGTTCTCGTAGAAGGCTTTTGTGGCCGTTCTCTGAGCTTCTAGGTTGTAAGGGTCCACCTCTACTTCAAACTCTCCGTACTGCCCGGCGTGATGCGCCACGACAATAGCTTTGTCTGCCGAGAACACGTCTGCATAGTGCAACACCTGCGCTGTGTAGTGCGGTGGAACCGAATCCCAGATCTTTCGCGCTGTCTTGATTTCCACAATAATTAGGTTTCCATCTTCATCAAACGCGATCGCATCAGGATTACCAATCATCCAAGGCTCATCTGACTTGCAGAATGTACCGACTCTAAAGATAGTTAGCTCCGGGTGCTTCTCTGCAAAGAACTGCAACAGTGGCTCTTCTAGAATCTGACCGAGCCTCATGGCATCGTTCTGTTCTATCTGTGAGGGTATCTGACCTGTCTTCTTATGGTAAAGAGTGTAGGCCGACTCCCAAGGGTTTAGACCGAGTATTGTGCCAGCATCTGTGCCACTAATACCGTTCAACCGAATCCTGTGCCATTCAGGATTATCAGTGCTGTAGTCACCTAAAAACTTAGCTGACCGAACATCCATTCCGGATTGATACTTCAATTTGCCCTCCTTCGTAGGTTGTGGTTAGACTACAACAAAGAGGAGACATTTTGAAACAATTTCACAGAAAATATCTAAATTTCATTGATTTAGTAGATCAGGTTTGGCCCGAATGTAGGCAGTATCCAGACATGTTCTTCCCGGAAGACTTTTACGAAAACGGCAACAAAACTCGCAACTCAGGTCAGGCTCAACAGATAGCCAAAGAGACCTGTAACCGTTGCCCTATACAAAGACAGTGCCTAGAGTACGCGATAGAAGCTCAGGAGCCACACGGCATCTGGGGAGGCACTACTCCTTACGAAAGACTCAAGGTATAAGAAAAGGCCCTGCCGGGAAGGGATTTCCGACAGGGCCTTGATGAAGGGCTGCTAATGAACAGTTATATCTTACTTCTTAGTTACGATACTTGTCAAGATGGAAAGCAAACCTGCTCCCAAACTTACTGAGGCAAGTGAAGTCCAGTCAATCGTGAACAGACCTACAGTGCCAGTACCTAGAAACGCTAGGGCCGCCTGAGCAACAGTCTTGATAGCACGCTCTCCGGCATAGCTCCAGAACTCTCTTGTAAACATTTATGGCTCCAAATCTTTATTGATCTTGTCATCTATCGTAGCACCTGCAACATAAGCAGACACGATTATCGAGAGAAGCGTGACACCACCTGTGATAAGCGCTGTCGCAACTTCCGGATAAATGAAGATCGCCAATGCACCCCAGACAACCATAAATACAGATACACGATATGAACCATAAATTAGCCTCCTACGAAACTTCCATTTGTCTGTCGGATCAGTGTCATTACCTGAGATGAAGAATAGTGCATCCCAAGCTACTTTGGCTATCTTCTTCGGTTCCATACTGTCCAGAACCTGCCCATCTGTGAACCGAGTGTAGGCTTTGTTTCTTTTGCCTTCTTCTGTTTCTTTTGTTTGCGAATCTTTTGGTCTATGAACTTCTCCGGGTCAAAGGTCTTTGCGTACCGAGGATCTGGCTTCTTAGAAAAGGTTAGGTGCAAGTGAGCGCCGCGGCTGCACTTACCTGAGTTGCCCACACGACCTACTGGCTCGCCTTGTGCCACTTTGTCACCGACTTTTAGCCTAGACATGCAGGTAGAGCCATCTTCATGGTCCGAGCCGTCACAATTGATTGTGTTGTGCTTATTGCAGTAAAGGTGCGAGTGTCCAATGTAGATACCGTGTTCATCAGACTTGAATTCACATATCCATCCAAGGCAATCGCTGTAGAAGATATTTGTTACTACGCCATCAGTAATTGCAGGTATAAGCGCTCTACTTTTAGGCGCATAATCCAAACCGCGGTGAGGGTTTGTACGAGGAGGTTCGTTATCTCCATAGCGATCGGTAATCGTGCTTTTAGGAAAAGGATGTTGCCATGTCATATGACTATTCTACAAGTGTCCGTCTGAAAGCTCCCTAAATGACCGTCTAGCGTAAAAACGGTAGGGTTTGTAGCGTAAAAATGGTAGTGTAGAGATATGCCACAGCTTCCATCGTTTACTGTGGGGCAGATAGCCTAGAGGATTTCTTCTGGGCAAACGGTAGAGCCAGACCCATTGCTAAGGCAGGTCTGGCTCATTTGTTATGTAGGGGTGACTTTTAGACGGA